ATAATGTCCAAATTTGTTAATCTAAAAGTTGTCCCAATATTATATATGTCATTTACAACCTCATCATCAAATAAAAGATCACAAATAACTTTAACATTATCATAAACATACATCCACTCCCTTACTTGTTTACCATCACCGTATACCGGTATTGAGTTTCCATTATTAATGGATCTAGCAATTGTTGGTAAAAATTTCTCCTCAAACTGGTGTTCGCCAAAATTATTACATGTTCTTGTAATTAAGTATGGTAACCCATAAGTCCTATTTGCTGCCAAAACCAACATATCTGATGCGGTTTTAGTTGCGGAATAATATGAACTTGGTTTTAAATGGTCAGTTTCTAACGCAGTATGGTTAATTGCAATATGTTCATCCATATCACCATATACCTCATCGGTTGAGATATGTATAAACTTTTTAAGTTTTTTATTTTTTCTTGATATCTCAAGTAGATTAAAGGTTCCTTCAACATTTGTTCTAACAAACGGTAACCCATTAGTAATTGAGTTATCTACATGTGATTCGGCAGCAAAGTGAACAATGTAATCAAACTCACCAAGATCCTCACTTGTAACATTACATATGTCTTTATGTAAAAATGGTACATTGTGTTTAAGGTTTTTTCTACGACCAGCATATGTAAGTTTATCAACACAAAGAACATCACATTCAAAGTTATCTAATAGGTGATTTATAAATGCGGAACCTATAAATCCGGCACCTCCTGTTACTACTATTCTCATTTTTTCTCTAATGTTTCAATATGATGTTGCAAATACCAAAGAGCCTTTTTAAGGTCCTCAAGTTCTTTGTCTTTATTTTTTTTACCTGCTCTTGATATGTATTTTACGGTGTTCCCTAAACTAAAACCCAAATCCCAAGCATCAATGACTTTGATTGCTTCGTATGGATTTTCTTCACCACCGTAATGGTTGGGGTGATTAACTTGTTCCATTTAAATCGTTTCTTTTTCTTTTTTAAAATTTTCTGAGATTTTTTTCTGATTAATATATGAAATCAGTTTTCTTTTAAAGATAGGTAACAATGTTTCCTGTATTGGAAAAATCCCTTTACTTGTCATTTCAAAAACCGGTAACTTATTATTTTCAGAATTCCATATTGAAAAATTATTAATTATTTTCGTAAATGTCAAATCTTTAACGTCAGAATAAATTAAATTTACCTTTGTTTTACTTTCCATGGAACCTTTGGCCGCCGGTTTTATGTTATATTCCCAAACATGTATTTTATTATCTGATGTGTTGTTGAAGTAGAAGTACCCGGTGTCTGACAGGGTTTCTTTTGCTCTTCTATTTGGTTTTATGTCCACATTCTCATAAACTATTGTCCAAACAGATTTTGCTATGTTAAAATACTCTAACATTCTAGGGGCACTATAACTTAATATTTGTATAAATTCTTTTGATTCATCATCATTTAGTTCGGGTATCTCTTTTAACTTTAGATCCTTAACTAATAACTCATCGTCTACTGAGTCTAATTTCTTATTTGTGTAGATAATTTTTTTATCTTTAATAAGTGTCTGCAAATTTGCGAGATGTAATGAAAGTTCTATAAACCCAGGATAAAGTTCCATCTTATCGAGTTTATCTCCCATTTTTTGAAAGTACGACAATAATTTATATTCTTTGTGTTCTCTGTCAATTGGTTTTTCGAACATCCAATCGGTGTCCATCAAAAATTCTATTTTCTTTTTTCTTCTCATTTGACATAATAATAATCATAATTTGTTAATCAGTAAATATTAGTCTATTCTCATTACAACATAATCAGTACCATTGATGTTAACTGTATCATAAGTACCATCATAACCATTTAAATCACCATAATCCCCATTTCTAACTAAATCATCTAATAACTCTCTTGTATCAATAAAATCGAAAATATCCCCACCCATATTATCTAACCATCCGGCTGGATCATAACCTATCTCATTTTCTAAGTAATTATCAACCGCCTCTTCAATACTACTTTCGTCAGGATCCCCATCAGGACTTTCTTTTATATCATCTATCTCTGAGTCTATTTCACTAATCCTATTTTCACGATCGGTTTCATGTTCTTCGGTGTCCTCATCGTCATATAATTGTCTTGGTGGAACAACTTGACCCTCCTTATATAATATCGAATTATTTCCTTCTCTTCTATATTGTAATTCATTATCCTCAGAATCATAAAAATCAAATGTTCCGTCTTTTTCTTTTGATGGGTACATAATTGGAGCCCTTACTCCTTCGTTTTCGTAAACCCATTTTTCCATTTCTAGTAACCAAATTTCTTCTTCTTGAGAATTACTTAATTCTTTTTCAACCCCGTAACTATCAGGTTCATCTCTTATCCATTCTTCTACAGAATCCCTATAATATTCTTTTATTTTATCTTCATCAACATAACTTGATAGAGTTTCTTTAGAAAAATAATTATCAAGGTCATCAATTTGTTGTTCATAATAATCCTCCAATGAATCATCGGCTTCCCTATATTCACCAACCGCAAATCTCATTTGTGTTGACAATGACTCAAACTCGGCCAAATTATAATGGGAACCTGCCGGATATAGATCATATACATCAACTCTATCTGATAATAAATCATCTCTTTCTTCTTCAAGTTCTGATTGTTTGTCTGTAATCTCATCAAATTTTTCACTATAGTTTTCGTCACCAGAATCTAAATTTTCTTGTTCTTCCTCAAGTGATTGTATTTCTTCTTCTATTTCTCTTACCCTTTCTTTATCATCATCATCAAGAGATTGTAAATGACCGTCATTTACCGCATATTGAAAAACCGCATTGGCTCTTGGACTTTCGTAACCAGTATTTTCTATATCCCAATCACCATCTTCTCTTTTTTCATTTTGTTCATTATATTTGGCTTGTAGTTGTCTTCTTTCAATAACCTTTTCGTAAGGGGTTTGCCAAAAAGTTTTATGTCCCGTAACCTTAACATCATCCAATGATTTAACATTTGTGTATGAAACATTCAAACCTCCTTCAACCTCAATGTCCCCAATTTTATAAATCTTTTGTTTACCATCAACATTACTAAGATTAAGGTCACCTTTAACAACAAGTTTTTTACCCCTAAATTTTGGTAAATAAGGTATTGCATGAGCCATAAAACCAACTTGTCTTAAATATTGCATATATTGTTCAGGTGAAATATAAACTTTTTCAATTTCATCTTCTTTAATTAATTTAAGAATAATACTAACAAGTTTATTTTCAGTAAGTCTTATTTTCTTTTTCATATAACAATAAATATGAAACATTTACAAATAAGACAATAGACTGATATTTATGTTTAAATAAACATTAAAAAACAATTTGTTATGGGATGTGGTTGTAAAAATAAAGGAAATCAACAAGCTTCAGCTCCTCAACAGGCGGCAAGACCTCAAAATGAACAGGTTAAAAATCAATCAGTTCAAGAGTCAGTAAAGAAGATAGTTGAAAAATATTATAATAAAAAGTAATTAATTTCCTTTGGCCAAAGAAATTAAGGTGGATTTTTTTTCCACCTTTTTTGTATTTATAATTATGGACAATTCAAACTTAAAAGAACTAATTGAACTATTCAATAATGGGTATTGGGAAAAGAGCGTAAAACCATACTTTAAAAGAGTCCGTACTTTTTTAAAGTACGTTGCAGTAAAAGGTTTATCTGAAGAAATTAGTGTTGAGGTATTAGATAGTGAAGATTATAATGAAGGTCCTGATTTTTTTGGGTTTTTAAATGAGAATGGTTATTTAAAAGGAAAAGAATATGATGACTTTGATAATGAACTTAGAAATTACTTTTTATCTTATTGGATTTCAGTTGCTCCAAATAACGCATTTAAATATATAACGGATAATATTATAACCGATGTAGAAATTAGAGATGATGGATTTTGGTTATATTTAAGGGATCGAGATGAATTGGCCCCTCTTTTTGATGGTAGAGGTCGTAATGCGACGGCTAGAAATGTTGCCGAACATGTTTTTGGTGAAGATATGTGGGAACCTTATTGGGACACAACATCTGACGTATATAGTGATGTAATTGAGGAACTTGATGAATCTAACTATAGACATTTAGAAAATTATATTTTAAAAATGATCGGTAATCAGGATTTGGTTGTTGACGATTATAGTTCTGATTTTTTTCATGATTTGGCAAAGTCTCAAAATAGAGGCGAGTTTTTTATGATAACCCAAAATGATGTTAATGAGTTACTAAAGGATTCTGAGGCAATGAACGAACTTCTTGATGGTGATCTATCCGATTTAAAAAGTGAATTATATTCTATACATAATAACGCCTATAATAATGCATATCAAGATGAATGTTACGAACTTGTTTATGGTGGTCTTGAGGAATTTTTTTCCTCTAAGATTGAGGACGTTCAGATTAAGTCAGGAGATAAAACAAAATGGTCATCGTATATTAAGATCGGGGATTTTAAAAGGGATATTATGGAATTTATTGGCCTTGAGGGTGGTAGTGGATATAATGAATCAAATTTAGAATACTGGGGTGGTTATGTTAATATGTTAGGACATCTAATGGATAATGATGTATATGACGAAATTGACTTTAGAGTACCTGATTATGCAGATTGGACCTATATTAGAAAAAATATAAACGATCTTTTTACAGACTATATATAATACGTTTTTTAAACTAAATCACTTAACTATTTATATATTAAAATAAAACTCATATCCATTATAAAAAAATAGATTATGAGATTATTAAACAAAAATTCAAAAAGATTTATAGTAAATTTATTTTCTGATTTTATTCTTTCAAAGATAGATAAAACAGAAAAAACTATAATACAAGTTTCTGACTGTAATAGCTTTATTGTTGTCGCAGGTAAAAGTACCAGTAAGGAGATACTTGATCTACAATCAATAAAAGGAGAGTTCTTTATTAAATTTAAATCTTATTTAGATGACGTTGGTATTGATCACATGAATATAATTGATATAATCACCTATGGTGCAACTTTAGAACCATTAGAATGTGGTTGGGTGAATGTTACTAAAGATCTGTATTATAATGTTCCTGAACCTGTGACAAACATTATAACGACTTCAGAATTTCCTTACGGACATAGTTTAAGTTGTGGTAGATCTATGGTGTATTACTCTAACTACATATTCAATCATATGTATAGTTTGCTTGGTGTAAAAGATTTAAAATTTTATTTCACAACTGAGGTTGACTCTGATGAAGATTTTAAAATTGAAATTTTATCTAAATCTAAAGTTAGTCCTAATGAAATTAAATCTTTGATTTTGGATGTTTTTGATTTTAACCTAAATGAGTTCAATAATAAATTAACTAACTATAACCTTATTGAAGACATTTTATATCAAGATAACAATAAGCCATACATGGTACAGGACAGATTAGAACATGTAGTTTTATTATAAAGAAAAACCACCATTAGGTGGTTTTTTTATTTCTTAAAAAATTCTTTTATTATTTTCACCCCATCTTCAATTTCGTCAAAATCTCTTTCAGGAGCAAATAATTTAGTTTTTGGTCTTTTTGAGTTTGGGTCCTCTATTGTCATAAAAGATGGTACGTATTCATTCTTTGTTATTTCTGTAAAAATATCATACTCCTCTTTATAATCGTCAATATCCCTATCAAAGTATTTAATGTTTTCTTTATCCAACATATTTTTTAAGTCGTGACAATAAGAACAACTTTTCATGGTATATAGTACAACTATCTTATCCATATTTTATTTATTTAAGTAATTTATACTATCATTATAATAGTTTTTATTTTGGTTCGACCCATAAGCATCGCAATTAGCGGATTTTGTTGTCTTACATGAAAATAAAACAAAGGTTAACAAAACTGATAAAATTATTCTATACATATTAATTTAATAAAAGATTTTTAACTAAACTTTTTATGTTGTTTTCAGCCATAACACCAACTCGTGTATCAACAACATTTCCCTCATTGAAAATTTTTACAGTAGGGATGCTTCTAATCCCTAGAGTTGAACTAAT